AGCCGCTACCTGTCTAATCACTGAGGACACCGAGATCGACGGCCGCGTATGGCCTGGAGACGCGCAGTGGTATCTGCCCTGCAAGCTCCTCAAAACAGAAAGACCAGCATGAAGAAACAGACGCTCGTCCTCCTCCTGGGGGCCTTTTTCTTATTCAGCAGCCCGACGTTCAGCATGGGCTTCGTGCCTCAGGACGAACAAGCGACTACTGCCGTTCGTCCGCACACACCCATGCCGCAGCCGCGCCCTGTGGCCAAGCCTGCCACGCGCGTTGTTACTAAGATGGTCCAGATGCCCGCTGTGTGCCCTGTGGTCGTTCCTGAGCCTCCTATCGTGCCTGTGGTGGTCGCCAAGCCTGCACTAACATCGCTCCTCGACGGTTTTGAGATCGATTGGTGGAAGATCGCCAATGGCGCCATCCTCATCTTCTTCGGTGGTCTCGTGGTGACTGCGGTGCGCCGTGGATACCAGGGCTACAAGTCGGTGCAGGCAATCGCCAACATCCCAACGAAAGCTCCGAACTGATGTTCCATACTACTGTTGCTTCGATCACCTCTGGGCTCACTCGTATCGTGAAGCGACTTGAGGAACACGTTGCCAACCAGACTGCTCTGGCGCGGCAGCATTCTGAGAGTATTTCAGAACTGGCCAGCAAGCGTGATGCTGCCGATATCGAGGCCATCAACGCTTCGAACATTCGCGACAAGATCGCCGCTCTAATTTCCTAACCAATCACACCAAAAAGGCATACGAATTAATGGCCAAGAAAGCTCGTAAGCGCATCACGTTCTTCATCAAGGGCATCGCCGTGTGGCCGAAACTCGACGTGCCCGACGTGTTCGTGGACAAGAAGGGCAAAGCGGGTGAGCCGCACTATCTCACCAATCTCAAGCTTGAAGATGGCAAGATCGAAGCGCTTGAGAAGTATCTTCTGAAGATCGCTTCCGAAGATGACGAGACCAGCGACATCGCTCCCGGCAAACTGACACTACCGATCAAGACCGACAAGAAGGACAAAGAACTTCGCACGGTCGTCGTGAAGTCGACCAAGAAACCGCCGATGTTCGACGCCCGCAACAACAAGCTCCCGGCTGATGTTGTGGTTGGTGGTGGTAGCTTGCTGAACGTCTCCGTTGCTGCAAACTGCTACTCAGGCTTCGGCGGCGGCGTCAATCTCTACATCGATGCTGTACAGGTTCTGAAGCTCGAAGAGAGCACCTACGGCAAGTCTCCGTTCGAAGAGACCGAAGGCTATGCTTACGAAGGCAATGTCGGCGAGCCTGAGAGCCCGTTCGAAGATGACGGCGGCGGTAACGAAACCAGCGATGAAGTTGGTGAAGACGCCTACAAGTTCTGATGCCGGCAAAGCGACCACTCATTCTTGATGCGCCTTACCGCAACAAGTTTGAATGCGCCATAGCGGAACAGCTTGACGAAGCCGGGGTCGATTTCGACTACGAGAAACTCAAGCTGGCCGTTGCCTACCCGCCGCGCATTGGCAAGTACACACCTGACTTCGTCCCCCGCAAGACCAACATCATAGTCGAGGGCAAAGGGTTCTTCTACGGCGGTGCGTCTGATCGACAGAAGCTGGTCCTGGTTAAGGAACAGCATCCGCATCTAGACATTCGCATCGTGTTCCAGAACGCATCCAAGAAAATCTACAAGGGATCGAAGACCACCTACGGAAAGTGGGCTGACGATCATGGGTTCGTGTGGGCTGACAAAGGCCGCATCCCTCCTACGTGGATTGCTGAAATCAAGGCTCAATCGAAAAGGAAGTGACACATGAGCAGGATCGGTCCTCCTATCATCTCCCGTGATCTGCGTCTCACTCCGCAGGCGAAGACGGTTCTGCGCCATCTGGGCAACCGACCGTCCATCACGCCGCTCGAAGCCATCATGACTTACAGTATCAGTCGGCTGGCGAGCTGCATCAACGAAATCCGCAAGGCCGGTTACAAGGTGAATATGGACCTTCGGGAAGACGAGCGCGGCCATCGTTACGGTCGGTACTCGCTTGTGACGGTGCAGTAACTTTGGGCGAATGTATAGGCCATGAACCGTGCCCAGCCTGTGGTAGCCAAGACAATCTCGCACGATACGATGATGGCACTGCTTGGTGCTTTGGCTGCAGCGCTTATTATCACGCCAACGATGTGGACGGTGAGTTACGTGAAGAAAATACTCACGCGAAAGCCTCCGCTAAGGATTGGAAACCAGTTCACGGCCACTACCAAGAGCTGGTAAACCGCGACATCAAAGAAGCCACGTGCAAGTTCTGGTCATACGAAGTCGGCGAACGCGATGGTGTGCCTTCGCACATCATGAACATCTATGACCAGCGGCGTTCGCTGATCGCTCAGAAGTTCCGTACCAAGGAAACCAAGGGCTCTTGGATCGGTGAAGGCAAAGACCCTCCGCTGTACGGCCAATGGCTGTGGGGCGGCAAGGGTAAATCGGTCACCATCACCGAGGGTGAGATTGACGCGATGTCGGTCTCGCAGGCCTTCGATCTGAAGTGGCCTGTGGTGTCTCTCCCGAACGGCTGCGGCTCGGTAAACAAAGCCCTAGCCAAGGCGTACGAGTGGCTAGACGGTTACGACAGTATCGTCTTGATGTTCGATCAGGATGACGCTGGACGAGATGCTCTAGAGGCTGCAGTCGAGTTGCTTCCGGTCGGCAAGGTGAAGATCGCCAAGCTGCCGAGTGATTGCAAAGACGCCAACGACACCCTGCGCAAGCACGGGCCTAAGGCTCTCGTGAATGCCTTCTGGAACGCTGAGACGTGGCGCCCTGATGGGATTGTCGAGGGAGCTGCCTTCACCAGGGAGCGCGTCAAGAAGGCCACAGCAGAGGGCTACAAGCTGCCGTGCCCCATCCTGCAAGAGAAGGTTTTGGGCCTGCGTAAAGCAGAGTTGACGCTGATCACCGCGGGGTCGGGTATAGGCAAGAGTACGTGGGCTCGCGAGCTTGCGTACGACCTTAATCAGACCCACGGTCTGAAGATCGGCAACATATTCCTTGAGGAACAGAATAACAAAACTGTTCAGGGGTATGTAGCGCTTCACTGTGGTGTACCGCTTGGTAGGCTCAGGCAAAACCCTGACATGCTCAGCGATCAACAGTGGGACGAAGCTCTCGCTGCGGTCGTGAACCAGCGTATGTGGTTCTATGACCACTTCGGCTCACTCGCTGCTGACAACCTCATCAGCAAAATTCGCTACCTCGCTGTCGTCTGTAAGGTCGACTTCATCGTTCTGGATCACATCAGCATCGTGACATCTGGCATCGAGAGTAGCAGCGAAGGCGAGCGCAAGGACATCGACATACTGATGACGCGGCTTCAATCGGTGTGTCAGGAGACCGGCGTTGGTATCCTCGCTATCGTACATCTCAAACGCAAGCAAGGGACGAGCTTCAATAATGGTGGCCAAATCAGCCTCAGTGATCTGCGAGGATCAGGTTCGTTGGAACAGCTTTCAGACAACGTATATGGCCTTGAACGCGATCAGCAAGCGGAAGGTTCTGACTGCTGTAAGTCCACCGTCCGCGTACTCAAATGCCGAGAAACCGGCGACACAGGCGAAGCAGACGAACTCCTCTACGACAGAAACATAGGGCGCAACGTGCTCGGTGTGGATCATGTGTTCGATGTGAACGCTGAGACCATGACTGGTGAAACAGGTGCGTTCTAACACAGAAAAAGGTAATACATAATGGATTTTAAAATAGGTGATCGCGTTCGTGTCATCGACGCGGATGATGGCGGCCCGTCTTTAGGAATGGTGGGCATCGTTCTTGAAGACAGCACTATGCCTTGGACTTATTTTGCCGGTTGGGGTGGCAATAGTGATGGTCCCCGTGCGTTCGATGGTAAAGAGCCTTCTGACATCTGGTGTTATTGTGAGGATCAACTGGCCTTAGTCAGCGACGAAGACCGCTTCATTGTGATCGATGATGATGACGGCGAAATTGGTAATTGCGACGGTAACACCGTCTACACTACCTATGCTGAGGCTCTAGAAAGCGCCAAAGAGTGCGCCGTGGAATGTCCAGGCACGTTCGTTGTGTGGAAGGCCGTTGGCGAAGCCAGCAGCACCGTGACCACTAAGAACTACAACTGAAGCGCCTCGTCTTCGACACCGAGACGGACGGGTTTCTAGCGGACGTAACCAGGGTCCACATCGTCGCTGCTGAAGACTATGATACCGGTGAGAGTTTCGTTTGGGGTCCAGACGAAATTCCTGCCGCTCTCGACACTCTTCAGCAGGCCGATGTGCTCCTAGGCCACAATGCGAAACGGTACGACTTCCCTGTGCTCACGAAGCTTTATGGCTTCCGGCGCTTCGAGGATAACCGAGACATAGACAGCCTCATTACGGCTCGTCTGATCTATCCCAACGTCAAAGATACTGATGCTGTTCTCGTTAGGAATGGTAAGATGCCTGCAGGCAAGCTCTACAAAGGCAGGCACTCCATAGCCGCCTGGGGCTACCGCCTGGGCATCCCGAAGGTTGGCGAAGACATCACGGATTGGTCCGTTTGGACACCGTTGATGCAAGAGCGCTGCGTAGGTGATGTGAAGACCAACGTCGCGCTGCTGAAGCACCTTCGATGGGAGAAATACTCTCAGGACGCAATACTTCTGGAGCATCGTACGCAGGCCGTCTGTGATGCGATTGAAGCGGCAGGCGTCCCATTCAATCAACAGAAGGCCGGCGCGCTCCACGCTGATCTTGTCGAGGCGAAGGATGTTGTTGAAAAGCGCCTAGTGGAGCACTTCGGCTTCTGGTTTGCTCCGATATCGCCTGATCCCACGAAACACACCGTCATCCCGAAGGTGAACAACGCGGCGCGTGGTATCGTCAAAGGACAGCCGTACACCAAGCTCAAGAAGGTGACGTTCAATCCCGGCTCACGGGACCACATCATTCTGAAGCTGAAGCAGACAGGATGGAAGCCTACGCAGTTCACCGACGCAGGCAAGCCTGAGATTGACGAGACGGTGGTCGAGGGTATCGTCCAAAGATATCCAGAGATGGCTGGTCTCGGTGAGTTTCTCATGCTGCAGAAGCGTCTGAGCCAGCTTGTAGAGGGCAAAGGCTCGCTGCTCAACTTCGTCAAAGACGACGGCCGTATCCACGGGGTCATCAACCCCATGGGCACCACAACGAGCAGAGGGACGCATTTCTTTCCCAACCTGTCCCAGGTCCCTTCTGTCAAGAAGCCCTAC